AAGCAGTGGTATCAACGCAGAGTACTGTTAAGCAGATGTCGCAGACACGCAACTCATAAACTGGTTCAGATTCTTGTGCGGCTTGTAGAGATTCCTCTTCACTGTTGAAGTAATCGTTTAGCTTGTCAGTTGGAACCTCGTTGAAACTCAAGAAGCATCACTGTAAAATTCGGATTAAAAAAACTGTTTAAAAAGAAAAGATTATGCTGAAGGAGTTATGCTGTCGCATTTGAAACTGTACAAAGTTAAAACTTCTTTGCCGGTTGGATCTATAGTCATTGTTGCTTTTCCTGGCATAACGTTTTTGCATGTGAATGTTACTGGTGAACCATTACTTGTTGCTGTTACTATGAAGACTCCTGTTGCTGGCGAAGTTGTGTTGATTAATACGTTGTCTCCACCAGGCACTATGAAAGGGCCTCCGTTAGCTGCATTATAGAGTAGGTTGTAGAGGTCGCTGACTGCTTGAATCGTCAACTTCACATATTTATGGGGTGGATTATAACCCATTGGAGTTGTAGAGTTAATAGTGAAAACTGGAGAAGCGCCTTCTCCCGATTCCCCTTGTTGCTCATCATATGTGAAGGCTTTTATTCCTGTTGACTGTGTTATAGCATTTCCAGAGGTTGAACCAACCTGCAATGTTACACCCGTAGTATAGATCATAACCATTTGTTATCGCCTTGAAGAATTCGGTTTTAAGCGCTTGGCGTTACTGAGTCGCATACAAAATTGTATGACGTAACTGTCTCTTTTCCTGTGGTGTCCAGTGTCATGGTTGCTTTGCCTGGGTAAACGTTGGCGCATGTAAATGTGATTGTGCTGCCGTCTGAGGCTTTTGCTGAAACAACAAAATATGGTATTAAGACGTTGTCGCCGCTTGGGTTAATGTAGGGGCCATATGTGGGGGATGTGCCGTTTGTCGTGTATAACGGCGTAAACAAATCGCTGATTGTCTGCAACGTTAACTTCACATATTTATGGGGTGGATTATAACCCATTGGCAACGTACTGTTGATTGTGAATGCAGGAGAGGCACCCTCACCTGACTCCCCTTGTTGCTCGTCGTAAATGAAAGCTTTTATTCCGTTTGTTACGTTTGTAAATTGCCCCGTTGTCGCTGACAACCCAATTTTAACAGTTACGCCCGTGGTATAGATCATTACCGTTTTAAGTCACCTAATGGTTTATTCGGTTTTTAGAGCTAAATCTACGGCTTCTTTTTCATGGATTTCTAAGAAGTAATGGAGTGAAGTCATGAATCCTTTTGAGAAGTGTTTGCGCCATTGAAGTTGACTCAAAACGTAGTGCTCGCCTTTGAATACTATAACTGTCCAAGGGGGGTCATAGATAATGTGATGGCATTGGGTAACTGTTTTCTTTCTATGTTTACGTTTTTTAGTTGAGGTTTTTTGGGCTGAAACCAAAAAAAGTCATGTTCCTGTGAGGTATCTGCAGATTATGTTGAGGTGTTTAAGAAGTAGTTGGGGGGTTTCGACGCTGTTTTTGTTTGCGAGGTCAGTGATGTTTATGTTTGGTATAGCGCCGGGGTTAGTTGCAATTAATGTTTCTATTGCATTATAAACGGTGTCTCTGAGAGTTTGTGAAGTTGCATAGTTCTGTAGGTTTCCTTTTATGTAGATTTGGATGTCTACGCCCTCGTTGGTTTTGTAGGCGGTGTTACTTATGCGGTGTGTATCTGATCGTCCGCTGAGGCAGGCTACTGCTACATTATTGCTTTTGGGGTTGCCAAGCCAATTTTTAACGTCGTAACGTGTGGTTAACCAATCTATATCTGTTTTTGCGGGAGCTATTAGTGTCCACTGTGCCTGTAGATATGTGCTGATGGCTTGGTAAGCTACGACACTCATGGCGGATTTACTCCTAATGTTTTCATGTATGTATGGTTCCAGATGCAGTGGGTGCATGTTGTAGGCGGCTTCGCTGTTTGCTCAGGTTTTGCGTCTGCACTACCTTTAGGTAGCTTGATGTTTTGGCATTGTACTTTTAAGCCGCAGAAAACTGGGTTAACCATAACAATCAAAGAATTCGGAATAAACAAAAAATAAAAAAGAAAGAAGAGTTATTGATTTGCGTTTGCTGCGTTTGGTGTTACTGAAGTTATTTGGGCGGGGGTTTGAGCTGCTAATGCTTTATAATTTGCCATTGCTTCGTTAAGCATTGTTTCTGCTTCAGTGATTGTGGTTGGTGTTATTTTGATTGGTGTTGACGGTGTGGCTGCGGGTGTTTCTTTGAGGGTTTTGACGCCTGCTATAACTGCGTTTACTACGGATTCTGTGTCTGTTACTGCGGAGGTGGGATCTGCGTAGTAATGGGCGATTGCGTAGCCGAATGAACCGATTACGCCAAGGATTACTGTGATGTAGATTGCGTAGGGAAAATCTGCGGGTATGGAAATCATTGCTAAGGCAAGTGCGATGTAACTGACGACTTTAAGGTGGTTTTGGTCACAAATATTCATAATTGTTTTCTCCATTCACTTCGGTTTTTAGGTTTGGCATGTTACTGTATATGTTGGATATATTGATGGTTGATAATGCCAGATTGGCGGGTATGGATATGGATAATCATTGTTTTTCGTTTTTTTTGTACAAGAATCTTTGTAACCGCAGTTTTCGCATAGATCTATGGATTCATAACAGGGTGGATAAGATACTGTGATAACACAAGGGGTACTTATAGTTCCTGATGTTCCAAATCCAGTGGTGTTTGATGTTTCAGTCATGTTTAAGCCTCGAAAACATCGTTTATGTGGATGCGTAAGGCTTTAATCATCCATTCGCGGTCTCCACGGTTTTTAATGTTATCTGTCTTCAACAGTAACGAAAAAAGAATCTTTAACGCTTTCAGTTTGTCTGTTCGTTTAAAACTGAATTTTGAGACACGGTTTTTTATACTGAATGTATACTTCATTGGTTTTTCTCTCCAACAGTTTAGGTTAATATGTTATGGGTGCTGTGGCGTAGCCTTCATTTTCAAGGTCACTGTATAATCTATCATGTCTAAATGGTAACTGATATGCAAGGTTTGCTGTGGGAAAACTGAAGCCTTGCTGCAGATTAACCAATGCGTTCTCGTACTGTTTTAGGTAGCCATCTCGGTTAGATGTTAATACAGCCATGTCTACTGCGGTGGATTCTACATGTAAATTGTCTAAGCCAAAATTACTGATTGTTTGGGCGGCGTTGTTGACGGCGGCGTTTAAGACTTCGTAGCAGGCTTTGTAAGTGGCTGCTTGCTGAGCCCACAACATCTTATTTGAGTCAGACAGATCTAAACCAACGGTGTAAAGTTGGATTTGTGTATCGGCGTCGCTTATGTTTTGTTCAAACGTGTCTTTTGACAAGGGCACATTTAATACAGTGTATAAGTCTGATGTGCTATCGTAGTTTGCAGAGAGTTTATTGTAGATTGTTTGAGCAGAGATATAGACGCCTGTAAACGTTAAGGAAGTAGACAAGATGAATCCTCAACAACTTCGGAATAATTAAAAATAAGAAAAAAGAAAAGATAGATGGAAGTTAGGTTTAACTGGAGGTCATACCGGTTATTTCGGTGATGCAGTAGCCGTTTGCGACGTAAGGCGTCTTTCTGTAACTTGTGAAGGGTATTACTTTTCTTAGGCGTTTTTGAATGTCGATGTCAGTCGTAATCTCTTGTTTGGTGACCATGAAGCCCATTGGTGCATAGTTGTTGTTTGGGTTTTGCCCGTCGCTTATGGCGAATGCTGTTCCTGCAGGGATTAAGTTAGAGGTTAAGATTGTCCAGCTGCCGAGGGTTTCTTCAACTTTGCCTGTTAACGGATCAGCAAGTGCCCTGTAAAGTGATGGTACTGGCAAGTTTTTGAGAGATTCTTTTTGGATGGGGTTAACTGCGATGTAGTTCATGATGAAGTTCTTTTGTTCCTGTAATCGGGCTGCGTGGTTGAGGTCTTCTAAGCCGAGTCCGCCACTTATGGTGAATTCTGTTCCTGTTAACCCTATGGTTTTTCCTGTTGCTGCAAACGTTGTGCCGTTGTTGTCTCCTGCATATTTGATGGCGGTGTAGCAGTCTAATTCGATTTGGTAGGCGGTGCGGAAGGCTAATCTTAAGAGTTGGGTGTCTACGATGCCGAGTTCGAAGTCTGTGATCATTTCTATGGGGATTTCTACTTCTTCTCCATATGTGTCTGGTGTTACGCTGACAGAGGTTAAGGGGGTAAAGTCTCTTGGTGACGGTGCGCCTATTGCTTTGCGGTCGATGCCGACAGCGACGTTTCCTGCTTCCTTCACGTAAGTGCGTGTGCGTCCTTTAACGATGGGGTCAACAACGAAGAGGCGTTGCAGAATCATGGCGTTGGTTGCCATCTGCAAGATTTTTGTGTGGAGTTCTGGATACTGAATTGCTGGGCTATCGTCTATTGTTACTTGATCGGGGGTAAATGACATTTTTTATTTCTCCTTTAAAGTATTACTATGGCTTTTCCGCCGCTTGATGCGCCTGTGTCAACTTTGAGGTATCGGGTGGTTGGACTAACACTGGTTACGATGGTGCCTGCGGCTGCTGAAACTACCATGTCTCCTGCGGAGACTGCTGCTGAAGATGAGACGGTTACGCGAATTTTTGCGGCTCCTGCAACCATAACACTGCATAGTTTGCCTGCGGCTGCGCCGACTTTTACGACGCCGACGAAGTTAACTGCGCTTGAGGTGGGTAATACGGTTCCTGTGCTTGAGATGTAAACGAGTTGGCCTGCGGTTACTCCGCCTGAACCTGCGATGAAGGGTAGTTCGGTTGCTGTTGCTTCTATTACAACGGGGCTTGACGATTCAAATGTGGTTTTGAAACTCATTTTATTCTAATCCTCCGGATGATGTTTGTGCAGTCATATGTTGTTGTTTAGCTGCGGCTGCCCTGAGATCTTTAAAGTAACTTGGAATTGAAATGGTGCCTGGACGTATGACTTTGTCTGCGATTTCGTTTAATGCGCCTTGCATGCCTTTGCCTTTTCCTATGGGTTGGGCTTTGATTTGTTTTGCCATGTCATCTTGCAGTTTAGCTGCGAGGGCTTGGAATTTGGTGGTTGAGGCTTCTTCTGCGTCTTTCACTGATTTTTCTGATGCGACTGTGGCTTTAGCTACTGCTTCTAACAGTGGTTTTACTGCTTCATCTATGGCTTTTTTGATGTCTTCCATTGTTGGGATATTTTGTTCTGTACTCAAAGGTTTTTTCTCCTTTTTGGTTTCCTTATCTAATTCGGTTTTTTGCTCTACAGTTGGTTTCTGTGAAGCGTGAAAAGAAGCAATCAGAGAATGCTGGGTTTCTGTCATGGCGGCTTTGAAGCCTGCAACTGAGAATCGGCTATTCACAAATGCGCCCTGCGGCACAATAGATAATTCTGTCATTCTGGGACGATGCACCACTTCGTAGGCTCCACTGCATAAATGGGTAAAATTCATGTGGCTGTCGCGGCTTGCTAAATTACAGTTGCTACAGCGGCAATCGCCGACGACGCGGGGTGAAACACATTTGAGATATTGTTTCTGTAGTTTATTGAGAAATTCGTGGTCACCTGCAACTTCTGCAGTGAAAGATATTATGTTTCTGCCGTCGGCTGTTTGGATTCGTTTTAATGTTTTGACTTTTCCTTTGACGTCTTCTGTGGATTCGCCGTGGTCTACCCGTATCTGGGCGTCTCCGCTGACGGCGCAGAAGTAGTCTTGTTCTGTTTCGGGTACTTGCCAGTTGTTAGCGTTGATGGAGTCGTCGAGGGCTTCTCCGCTGATGGTTAAGATTCCGTTTTCTATTTTTGTGGTTGGCTCGATTTGGTATTGTAGGTTAAGGTTAGGAATTAGGGGTTGGCTCATAGGGTTTCACTTTGTAGGTTTCGGTTTTCACTAAAACCAGTTTAAAAATGAGAAGTTGTGTCGGTTGTGACGGATATGTCGCTTATGACGCTTCCCAGAAGAGGGGATGCTATGTTTTAGGCGAGTAATTCCAGTAGGTTGGCGGTTCTTCTTCGTAGTAATCTTACTATAGGATTATAGTAGTTTTGTTCAAACAAATCATTGATTTTCTCTGCGAGTCTCCATGTTAACTCAAAACAAACTCTTCGTACTCCAACGCAGCGTTTGCGATCTATGATTAACGTGTAGTTGACGAATGCGCCTCTTAAGTCGGGCAGTTGCCCAACGGGTGTACTAAAAATAGTTTGTTTACCATAAGGCGTCAACGCTGTTAAAACCCTGATTTCTCTCTGTGCTGGATTGTCTGTCATGGGTACGCCAAACGTTTTGTTCCAGTGGTAATTTTTGAGTTTGCCGTAGGCGTATTGTTTGGTGCGGCAGGTACAGAGGCATGTCCAGTGAAAACGCCAAGTTGTATGGGGATATTTACAGTAGCTTTGGCAAGGCAACATTTAGAAGTCCTGATTTTCCTTCCACTGTTGCTCAGCTAATTCTAACAATTTCTGGCTCCATTCAGATGGAATATCATTTTTTCCTTTGAAAATTAAAATAGGTCTATTGCAAAAATGCTTAATTGTTTTCTTAGGAAGTACAATATCCAAAATACGTTTATAGAGAAGCATTACGCTTCACCGAACCATTTCTTAAAACGGTTATATCGTTCTAAATCTTCCTCAAATTGTGTCACTTGATATGGAATTGTAGTTTCGTAATCGTCTTCATTGGGTTTTTGAATAACTTCAGACAAGTCTTTTTTTGCTTGCTCTAAAACATCTATTACTTCTTTAAACGTTAAAGTTGGATATTCTTTGAGTTCTTCAGGTGTGGTTTCTTCTGGAATATTAGATTGCAATTGTTTTACAAATTCACTTTTACTATTCAATTTAACTTCTCTCCAACCAATTTGGTTTTTAGAGAGAAGTTTCAGCGGTTAGATAACATGCACAATGTATATGGATGTTAGCGGCGAATGTGTCTTCAGCGACAAATACACCATAGGGATATAACGTTAACAAGTCGCTGGGATCTTCCAAGTGATAGATCATGCCTTCTTTTTCGATGCAGATGTGGCAGCTATTCGGTGATCCGCTGTTATGGTAGATCCAGTTAGTGAATGTTTGGTCTTCCAGATTGTCGAGGTATTTGATGACGTCAATTGCCGCGATTAGCCACGGTTTTAGTTTTGCGGATGCGTTGTATGACATATTTCTCGTTGTCTCCTTCTTCCTCATCACTGTTTTGCGGGTCTGTTTTGGAGATGGCTGATTTCGGCTTTGCTTTATTGTAGAGGTCGCGTTCTTGTTGGTTTTGGTTACTGCCTGCTTCGCCTGTTACATCTTGATTAGAAAGCATGGTTTTTAGGTTGCCCCAAACCTTCTCAGGTAAACCTAACTTGGAACGTGCTTCTAAGTCGCCTGTTAACCCAGCGTTGAATAAGTCTATTTGTTGCCCAGTTAAAATATCGGCGCTGGGTTCCCACATGGGTCGCCATTTCACTTTGGGGATTTTGTCGGCTGTTATGAGTGAGCCTGGGAAGTCTCCTGCCAAAATGGCGGGGAATAGTTCTGTTTCGAGTACGTATTTGTTAAGTTCCTGTCTTAACCGTAGGCGGGTAACGAATTCTTGCATCACTGTTTCTGAGGTGCTTCGGTTGGTTCCTTCTGGGATTCCGAGGAAGATTAGGGGTACTCCTAACTGTGCGTTTCTTTGTTCCTGTAGGTATTTGAGCCACCAATCCACTTTGATCGCTGAGGTTAATGATGGAATAGGTTTCACGAGTACGTCTGCGCCGTGGACTGAGTCGGTGCCTTGTCCCCGTGTTGCTTGTTGATTTGAAAAGTCCTGTAGTTTCTGGTCGCTCCATCGGGGTGTTGATGCGGTGCCGTTTTGGTCGATGACGCCGCAGGTGTAATCCAGCATAGGCTTCGTATATGTTTTCATGATGATGGCCATGTCATGTTGAAAATCATCTATGAGTGCTTGAATGTATAAGAGAGGTTTTAGGATGCTGTTGCCGTAGGCTGAACTATATCTTCCTGAACCTGGATTATTCACGGTTTTAAGGATTTGGTTGGGTTCAAAAGCGACGGGAGGCATACTCATTAATTGTAGGTAGCCGAACATGTTGCCGAGGGCGTCGCGGCGTACACGCATATACATGGGGTCTAATGGTTTGAGCCATTCGACTCGTTGGTTATCTTCGTCTCTGCAGATTTCGGTTGTGCTGAAGCCGTAGGTTAAAGCGTCTGATTCTTGGATACGTGCTACAGTGGGTACGTTGTGGCTTTCTAACCATTCTGTTAAGTAATCGTTGAATGTTGATGTTCCGCCTTCGAGTTCCAGCCAGTTAGAAGTCTCCAAGTTAACGCGGATGTCGATGGCTGCGCTTATGAAGGGGTTGCAGTTTTTGAGGGCGTCAAATTTAGGTAGGTCTTCAATCGGGGTTAATCCCCAGATTCGTTCCCATAGTCCAGCGTAGGGTGTAGAAACATAGCCGATGCCCGCCGCCTTCAATGAATAAGTGTTTATCCAATCAGACACAATACTGTCGCGTCTTGTAGCGAAGGAGAGTTCCTTCTGCATTTGCATTTCAGAAACAGATGAAGGCACGTTACGCTGTGGATTAGGCAAATCACTGTTGGCTGTACCAGTTGCAGCTTGACTTGATAATCGGTTGGTTACTTGTGAAAGGGCAGAACGGAAATTCATAAACGTCACTTATAAAATTCGGTTTATTGATCTATTTCTTGCCAGTAGTCGCCGTCTTCCCGAATTTCTTTATGATGTTTAAAAAGTTTAGAAAATTTAGATAAGAACTGTTTAATCAAATTCTGTTACCCTCAACAACTTCGGGTTTTTAGAGGATACATTAAAAATTGGAAGGTTAAGATGATAATACGAAGAATTGGAATTCTCTGGTTACATTCAAGTTTGATGTGGTGTAGGTTGCGTTTACGATTCTTTTCCATGTTCCTGCCGTTGCTGGATTTGGTAGGTTCCAGCTTAATTGGTAGATGCCTGTGCTGAGTCGTGTAAAATCGGATAATGCTTTGGTTGCTTGTACTGTTCCTGACGGGTCTTTCACTGTCCAAGTGATCGTTGAGGGATCATAAACGGCATTGTTTAGGTCTGTAAATGTGTATGTGACTGTGATTGTGTTGCCTGGATAACTCATTTAGTCTGTTCCTCAGTTACTTCGGATTCTAAAATTTCCTCGGTGATTAACAGTTGTTTGGTTGTTTCAGTGATTTGTGGTGCTGCAACAGTTTCTTTGATAGTTGAGGTTAATGTTGCTTCTGTTATGGTTGATTGCATCGTTAATTGTTGAATGATGAGGATGCTGTGGGAAACGCTGACATAAACAACTTCGACGCCTTCACCCATATCATACACTGATATGTTCGCTTGTAATGTTGCGTTGTCTGTGCCTACTGCATTGTCGTTTAAAGGTAAAGTTGCTTGTAACGTTGCTGAATCCAAGCCTAACCCGTTGTCTAATGCTTCAATTAACGCTTGCATCATCATTGAATCTGTTGCTGAAGCTCCATCGTTTACTGGTATAGTTGCTTGTGCAGTTACGGTGTCGGTTGCGGCTGCGGAATCAGCAAGGTTCATGGTGACGAGTACGCCGACGGCGTCTGTAGCAGATCCCGATTCAAACGCTGAGATTAACGTTTGTAAACCCGCAGCGTCTGAACCTATTGCTGAATCTGATAGTGGTAAAGTTGCTTGTAAATTTACTGTGTCAGTTCCTGTTCCTGAATCTGATAGGGAAAGCAGAAAAACACTACTTGAATTTAAGGTATCTACGCCTACTCCATTGTCTGAAAGGTTGAAATATAACACTACTGTGTCGTTGGCGACGCCGACATCGGAGATGGGTATGGATACTGTTAAGGTTAAAGCGTCACTGCCGACAGCGGAATCGTTTATGGGGATGGAAGCAACCAGTTGCAAAGTATCTGTTCCTGACGATAAATCAGTTAATGGTAAACCAATTTGTGATACAGTTTCGTTGCCGCTTCCTGAATCGGTTAGGGGTAACGTTGCGTTTAATGTTGTAGAGTCTGATGATGTAGCTGTTTCTGTGAGTGGTAACCCTATTTTTGAGGCTTCAGAACCAGAACCACTATCACTAAGTGGTAAAGTTGCGTTTACGCTTGATGCATCTGTGCCTGAACCTGAGTCGCTTATTGGCAATGATGCCGCTACGCTGTTTGTGTCTGATGCTGAACCCATATCTGTTAGGGATAACCCTATTTTTGAAGAATCAGTTCCTGACCCGCTGTCGCTTAACGGTAAAGTTGAAGCTACAATGTTTGAATCTACACCACTGCCTGAATCTGTTAGGGGCAAACCTATTTTGCTGGCGTCGCTGCCGCTTCCACTATCCGTTAACGAAGGCAAAGTAGTTGAAGCACTGAAACTGTCACTGCCAGAGCCAGAATCAGTTAATGGCAACGTTACAGAGGCACTTACTGATTCACTGCCAGAACCACTGTCGCTTACGGGGTGGCCAATCAATGAAGCATCTGCGCCGTTGCCACTGTCACTTACAGGTAAAGTTACTGCTAAACTTGTAGAATCCGAACCCGAACCACTATCGGCGACTGGATGCCCAATTTTTGATGCGTCACTGCCAGAGCCAGAATCAGAAACATTGAATACCCAAGGAATAAAAGCGTTGTTTATGGTGACTTCATCTATGTAAACTGTGTTTGAAGCAGTTGTTCCCGAAGTTGTTTCTAAACCTACATAACCATACAAGATGTTTCCAAGATAGTTTGTTGTGGCGCTCTGCGTAACTGCTTGCTGCCCATTAACATATAAGGTTAAAGTTCCCGAGGCAGCAACATTGAGGTACAATTCAACGTAATACCATGTTCCAGCAGCAACAACAGTGGAACTTAGATAGTTTGTTGATGCACCAGAAATGTTAGCTCTTATACCCCAAACTACAGAGCCAGCGTTATCATAGATGATAGCTTTCGCAATTTCTGTACCGCCAACATCGTCACCAGAGAAGCCGAGGCATTCATAGCCTGTTGAAGCAACCGACGGAACATTCAAAAATTTAACCCAAGCAGCAATATACCCCGTTGCTATGCTTCCTGTACTCCAATATGTTAAAGAAGTGAAAGCGGCAGTTGCAGATGTACAACCGAATTTTCCATCGTGTGCATCGCTACCATAAACATTAAGGCTTTCAACTACATCAATAAGACTACCAGTTCCACCACCGCCAGTAAACTGTGCAGTCCACGCACTGAAGCTTCCAGACGCAAAAGTGTCGTAGAAAAGGTTAGTCATCCTTGACTACTTCCTGACTGCCACCAATTCGCAGCTACTAAAGATATGTTGCCTCGTTGAACCTGAATAAATAAGCCATGTGTACTATCATTATGGACAGCTAAACATACTTTTACGTTGTTGTAGGGTAAGATACATTGGTTTCCAGTAATTAAACTGGTGTGAACGGGTATAGCAAACATAATGAGTTGATTGAAGTCGTAGGGATCTGGAAAACTTGAGCCTAAACTATAGTTTGCTGTCCACTGATAATTACAGACGGGACAGTGTAAATGAACATTTATGCCTGAAGCTAAAGACGTTATTTGTGCTTGATGATAATAGTTCTGGTAGTAACTCATTTTGTCAGTCCTGTCCAATCTACTAATCGGTTATGCTTCACTTGCCCGTGGATATGTGGTGACATCTTGTTTTGAACCAGTAAATCGCTGATGCGGCAGTCCAAATTGTAGTATTCGCCTTTCCCAAACCACTTCTCAACTGAAGCGATTTGCTGTGCTTCCTTACTGAATTTTGTTAAGCCAAGTCCGTAAAACACGGCGTAAGCAGGGTTTTTATCATCCATGTACCTTACAAAATACTCGTAGGTACACCACAGCTCCTTACATTCAGCAAGAGAATAAATCATCTCAACAGACGGAACAATATCCTGCTCAACCGTGATGATAGTGTCTTTACCCCAAAACAACCGTAGAAACTCGTCGTAATCCATTTTTTTACTACATTCTTTATCTACAACAGGAAAAACCTGTCTAACTACTTCAAGAGCTTCTTTGGTTTCTACTTGTTCACTTAAACGAAAAGGAGAATAAGAATGTAGGACAATCAATTGCCCTCACTCTTAACTGAATGTGATGGTTAAGGTAGGTACCCAGCTGGTGCCTGAAGCTTTGGTTCCCATTGCTTGTACAAGTCGGTTGAATGCTACGCCTGATCCGGGTGGCCCCGCGGTTGTTCCTGGTAGTCCTGAGGGTGCTGCTCCTGCACAGATTTCAGCCCACGCATAGTTAGCGACGCCTGAAGCGAATGTGGCTGTTAAAACTATTGCTTGTGAAGATCCTGTAGTTGGTATCGCAGTGACAAGCATCCAATACCTGTTCGTTGAAGCTTGCAAACCCGTTTGAGCCGCCGTAGCTGCTGTAGTTGAGTCGCCGACGCCGATGCATCCATAAGTTGCAGACATCACATAGGTTGATGTGATAGCGCCAGTTAACGCTGGACATAAAATGCTGTTGATGCCGCCGTTAAGTAATACGTTGCCTGTGTGTTCCCAAACTTCATAGGGTTGTACACCTGCTGCTTTGATTTCTTCTGCGGTCATGCCTGGATAGTCGCCGAGGAACTTTTCGATTCGCCAATGTGCTTTATAATGCATGTTGTCTTCGATGGGGATTGAACAGCCTAATTTTACTGTTTCTTTTCCTTTTACTTGATCTATAAACGCCATTTAAGGTTACTCCTTTAACATATTCGGTTTCTTCATTTGCGCTCCCTGTGTGATTCTTCACCAGTTATTTTGTCTATGACTGCAACCTTAACTTTTAGGTGGCATGATCCTTTTTTGAATCCGAATGGCTGCTCAACTTCAGTTAATGTCTGATTTTCAATTTTCATCATTTTATGGTTCCTCAAAGTGATTGTTCTATTCAATTCGGATAAAATTAGAGAATCATGAGCCTTGCTCGTATTTCACGTAGACTATGCACTCGAAAGTGTCGCCTGTACCCGACGTGTTAGGCGAAATCGTCGCCATCACAGTGGATGAAGCAAAATGACAGAGTAACGTGCCGCCTGTAGATGCAGAGTAAACGCCTATTTCTGTTATAGCGATGGTTGTGGACATGCCGTCGCCGCTGACTCCGAACACTGTATCCCATTTTGCAGTGTCATTACTTACGGTTGTAGTAACTTGTGTTTGGGTGCCGACTTTACGTTTCACTTCAGTTTGCAACGCTGTATCTGTAGCGGCTGAAGGAGTGGTGCCTATGCCAATCGCGGTGTAAGTGAAGTTCGTCGAGTTTACACCGTTAGTTAAACCTGACAATACAGCGAATGACGCATTTGTCATGGTGTTATGTGTTTTCTTTCCCGTTAACAGGTAACGGATTAGATTCTTTATTTTGTTTCGTCTTGATCGTTTGCGGCTATCATAGATATGTGTTACTTCGCCTCGGCTGTTGCGTGTGATGCCGACTACGTAGTCAATGACGCCTTGATGTTCATAAACGCCCATAACATTGTACCTTCTATTAACTTCGGAAAAAACAGGGAACCCAGAAAAGAAAAGATTATGATGTTATAATGCTGATTATATCGTTGACTTTCTTTTGGAAGTAGCTGTAGGCTAACTGGTCGCTTTTGAGTAGTGTTACTGCACGCGTTATGAAGTCATTTAATCCTATGGTGTCGGTTACGTTGACGGTTGCTTTTGTGGTTACAGTGTCTTTTACGCCTATGGCATCTGTAACTGAGGTAACATATGCTATGGCAGATGTTGCGGCGGCGGTGATGTCTAAGATTTGGATGGATGAAGCATATGTTCTTACACCAAGTGCGCCTGCTGTTAATGAATTATCTGTGATTTGCAGTACCTGTGTGTCATTCACAAACAATGTTAATACGTTGCCGTTTACGGTGCCCTTTATCTTATATGACGTATTTTGTGTGATGCTGCTTATTGAGCCTGAAGACGCTATTTCTGATTCAACGCCGTTAACGACTTTGGCGATGCTGTATTGATGCCCAAAACTGCCGACTCCCATATAATAATAGTTGTTTCCGTCAACATACCGTAATACGATGTCTGATTGGTTTGTGGCTGCACCCGTATTAATAACGGTGTGTACTGTAACAGAATAGTTTGTCCAAGCGACATTTCCAGCGGTAACTAAAGCTTCCAACGTCGCTGAACCGTTTAATATGTTTGATGTTGCGCTCCATGATCCTTTCTGGATTGTCCAGCTGCTTAAATCTGAAAAACTATCGGTCCACGGCAACGATGCGTTACCGCTGCCTTTCGTGTAGGTTGCATAGATAGAGACGGCTTCAGTATCATAGATGCTGACGGTGCCAAACGGATTCGTATATTCAGCCGCGTAAGATGTCCCTGTTAACCTTGCCCGCTGATTCGTGGATCCCGTATCATAATAGAAATACATGGTTGAGGCTACAGCGTTATCAGCTACCCATGCAAGCCAGTAGTTTCCAGCGTTTAAAGAACCTATGTAACTGCTGAAGTCTGCTGTAACTAACGAGTCTGTGGTTCCAACTTGAACAGGGTTAGTTGTGCCAAGTAATGTTCCTGGTACTCCACTGTTATCTGTATATAAAGCAAACTTCATGTATGCTGCAGCGTTTAAGTGCCCTATCCAACTGATTGAACTAACCAGCACATTACTATCTAATAGAGCAAATTTGCAGGCTCGTTTAATTGTGGTTGCACCATTATCGGGGGTTGAGCCCTGCACTGTTTTGCCAAAAGTTAAAGCTCCAGAACCACTGCCTGGGCTTCCAGACGGATTCTTATAAATTACAACGTCGCTTATCCATATAGATCCTTGTGTTCCTTGACGTTGAATCCACGGAATAAATGAGCCGATAGGCTGTGAACTGCCGTCGCTTTGAGCTAACGCATAAGTTGGTACAATCCAATCCCACTCAACCAGGGTCCAATCGGTGCCCCAATGAATGAAAGCATTGTCTTTGTTTGGATCATTGTATTGAGGCCAACTTTGCCCGATGCCTGCACAATATGCGGTGTCCATACCATTGATTCTTGTTTGACCAAAACCTGTATAGTAATCGAGGGCTAACCATGCGCCCTCTTGATTAACAGGTGTGGTGCCTCCTGCTTTAAGCCACGCCGAATAATAAAAGTGGTCGCCTGCAGTACAAGCAATGAATCCTACACCGTTTTTGCCAAAGTCAATGGCGTCAAAAGTGCTATGTGCCCCTGACGCAGGCGGCGGATCTATTCTAACAGTGTAATGTCCAAGATGTGTTGTGGTTGTGTCTTGGAAGTTGGGTGATGCGGGTACATCAACCCAAGTATAATCGTTTACCCATCCGGTCGGTAATGGTGCAAGATTAACGCCTGTATAAACCATGTTGTTGTCTCCTAACAGTTTCGGTTAAAAAACAAAACAACTAAGAAAAAAGCTTAAAAACTAAAAGACAAGTTACTGCATAAACTGTAACCGTTCTTCCAACGTTAATTTCTCTGGCGGTTTGGGGAATGCAATACAGTTACCTTCTGGAATACTGGGTGAACCTAAAATGTTTGAAACAACCATTTCTACACAGTCTAAGGCGTCGTCATGTGCGCCTCGGGGAAACTGTATCCATTCATTAAAAAACTCGTTGCTGGAGGATAACAGTAATGGGTTTACAAGGACTCGTTTAGCTTCAAAATGGCTGCTTAAGGGTATGAATCGTTCTTCTTTGTTTTTGACGGTTTGGACGGGTACAATGGGTAAACCTTGTAGTTCAGGCATCTTCAATAAGAGTTTTTGCCAAAAGTTTGTTTCCATAAATATTTTTTGGTAACGATATAAACTGTTGAGTTGCGGTATTTTTTCTTTGAGGATCTGGGGAAAGGGTAAGTGTTGAGCCCAAACGTCAAGTAAGTAAGCTGTTTTACTCATTTGATCATATGACAGTGATGCAATGCCAAAGTAATCTGATTCACCAAGTGAAGGATCTATTCCAGCGTAAACAGGCAGATAATTAGGTGGGTTAAAACTGTTGTTTGTTTCGTTCCATGGATGTAAATATTCTGCTTTTAGTAGGTCGCCTTGCATGGCGGTTGGGTTATTCATGTATTGGGCTTGAAAATATATTGATCCGATTTCCATGCGGCGTTCCTGTAGTCGTTTTAGGCTCCAGTATTCAGGCCATAATATCTGTTCTGTCTCAGCTCCTTTCTCGTCAAGTAGGATAGCTGTTTTCACTGATTTAGTCCAGTTCGACTGCAAAAGTAAATGTGCATATAAATCAGCGTAGTGCCAACGTGTGCCAATCACTATTAATGCTCCCCACGGATACAAGGTTGGCAACAAAACTTTGTTAAACCATGCCTCCACTTTTTCCCTTTGCAGTTCAGTCCGTACGTTTTCTTCATCTATCAAGTCATCACAGATAATAATGTCGCTTCTACCACCAGTGATATCACCCATGAGTCCAGTAGCCTTAATCGTGGGTGACTTAGAAATTTCTGAGCGATTCACAATTAGTTTTTGAGTTGTCCATTTCTTTGGATCCCGAGGTTTCAAATCGTTAAAAATGTCTTTGTAAGATTGATCTGATTCAATTCGAGTCATTAACGCCGTAAGTATGGCTTCTGCCAACGCAGAGGTTTTAGTAACGATAGTTACATGGATATTTGGGTAGTTACCCACTAACCAAGATACATAATTAATGGTTGTGCATTCTGTTTTAGCGTGTCCCCGAGGCCACAACTGCAATACACGTTTATCTCTGTTTGGAAACTGTTTTAGCGGTGAAAACTTGTATTGAAGGTAATCGTACCATTCATTGTGGAATTTGCCGTTGTTGTTGTAGCCTAATGCTTCAGTGAATTCTTTGAGGCTCAGTTTCGCGCCTTGTTTTATATAAAAAGATTTTTCTTGCTGCGACAATAGCGTTTACCTCTGTTTCTGTTAGTTGGTCGGGGGTTACGTCTACATTTATGTTGACTGCTTCAATATGTTCGGTGACTTCTGCTTTGGCGTTGACGTTAACATTTGTGTCTGTTAACTTGATTTTGAGGCGAGTTACTGCATCTAAAGCTTTTTCGGGGTTATCTGTTTCAACCTGCCGTAATAGTTCCCAGAATTTAGCATCTACTTTGCGAGGTTCTTCTGAATGTTTCCATTCCTTCCAATATTCATAACCTGTTGTTCTACCAATACTAAGTTTTTCACATGCGTTAGTGAAGCTTAATCCATCATTAAATAACAGTGTGATAAGTTTGTCTATTTTTTGTTGTCGTTGTATTTCTGCAGGTGTTCTGTTTTGTTCTATTTTTTGGATAGCATCCGCTTTGGTTTCACTGTCGGGGTAGAAGTCTGAGAGCGAAAGCTCATTATTCATAAGAGATCAAAACATTCGGTTTCTAAAAATTTACATTAAATGAAAGAAATGCAGAATACCTGTGACTCCAAGAATGATTGTTAATGCTATGCTTATCCATTTGAAAAGTTCCATGCGTCCCTTATACTTTGCGGTTTCTGTTAAATCAGCTTTTTCAAGTATGGAGACGCGGGTTTCTATTTTATCTACGAGAACTATTAGTTTCTCAGTGACTTCTCTTAACGGGGTGGTGCCGTGTAACTCTATTTCTTTTAGTCGGGCATCCATTGCTTCCATTTCGTGGTTGACGTGGATGCAGAGTTCATCTTGTTTTTTTAGTAGTTGCTGATGGACTTCTGTGTTGGTTGAGATTAAGTTTTCAAGGCGTTCTTGAAACCGCGCGAGCTGAATTGATATTTGGGTGTTTGACGTTTTTGTGTTGGGGGTTCGTCTGTACGTATCTTTGTCTTTGCCTTGGCTTTGATCTTGCGGTTGAGGTGTGTATCCTTGTTCATCGCGGTCTTCAGTCACAGTAGCACCTATTGTATTCTTCGGATTTATTGTATCCAATGTATCCAAAAAAAGATACTAAGTTATGTGGTTGCAGTCATTTCCTTTTGGGATTCTGCAACCTCTATAGGTTTGCATCGTGAAGAGGGGCGCTGTTAGTCCCGTGTAAAACTAGAGGGAGAGGGATTCGGGTTGCCAACAGCGCCGCACTCAAAAGATTAGGAGTAAACTGTTTATTCGTCTGTGTCTTCTTGCCCGTTAAAATGATATTCGTCAAAGTGGCTTTTTGTTTTGCATACTTTGCAACGGATGTGTACGCCGTCGCTTTTTTGGTAGCGAAGTAACAGGTATTTGTCGCCGTGTTCGGGACATCTGAAGGCTTCTATTCTGCCTTGTTTCATCATGTCAAATTTTATGATGTTTCCCATTTCATGAAGTTGATGTTTGGTGTATTCTTGGTTTGGTCGACCATTTTTTTTGTCGATTTCTTTTTGTGTCATGACTTCTTTTTTAAGTTTTTCTGAGGGTGAGACTCCATATTTTTTTTGTAGGCGTTTTATCAGTTTAGCATATTCGTTGGTTTCTTTGTATTCTGTTTCGTCTATGGGTGCTTTGTCTGTTAGGAAGGCTTGACGCCTATAACCCTGACTGTTTTTTTGAGTTTGTTCACTCACTGTTTTGTCCTCTCCAACAAAGTCGGTTTATACTCTTGGGTTAGTTTTGTTTGCCCTTCACTGGCACATGTTTTAGAAAAGCTGCAGTAACTACATTCCCAGCTTTCAAGATTCGCTGTTTGTTTACTGGGTGGTTTACCATTTCGGAGTGCAAAATAGAGTGCGGTTGTTTTAGCTTCGAGTTCCTCGATTAGTTGTTGTTGTGCTTCCTGTGTTGCTTCGACTGGGAATCCTAACCAGTCGTTGCCATCCCAATAACCGATTTCACCTTTTGGGATAGCTGTGCAGAGGCAATAAAACAGTACTTGGCGACGATAATGTTCAGATGGCTTGTTTTCACGTTTAACATAGTAACTGGTTTTTGGTGATTTTAAGTCGGTTACTATTGGGTTTGCTGGGTCGTCGTCGTTTATGAAGTCGAAGTGTCCGCTAATTGATATGGGTACGTTGTGGCAGGGGTAGGTTACTCTTACTTGGTTGCGGGGGTAGCATCCGCAGAAGTCGCGGTCCCACAGGTTGCCTCGGTAAAAGTTTTTGGCTGTAGCTAAATCAAAAATTTGTTTAGGATTTGTTTTAGTGTAATATGTTTTTCGGATGCATCCAACGAGTTCTGTGATGCTGTAGCTGTTTGGCATTGGAATGTAGCCGTCTTTGTCATTTGTGGCTGCTAAGATTTTTGCTTCTATACGTTTGGGAATACGTGTTAAGGGTTCAGCCATGTTTAGGTCACTTTTTCCAGTGAAATAATAAACATCATGTGTTTACTGCTCCATTTGATGTAGTGGTAGCCTAAACCTAAAGTTTTTAGTAGACACCGCGCTTTTAATCCTACAGTTGCGTTGCTTGATACATATGTGTAGACAGAATATCCTTCGTCGGAGGGTTGGAGCCCTAACAATTTTGTTTTTGTGTCTATGAATAATTTAACTTTGGTTTTATCTGTGTGTTCCTTAAACAATGTTTTGTCGAGGTTAAGTGATCCGTTGGTGTAGAGGACACAGCGGTTTTTTGGGGCTGAACTGCCTTTAGTTATTTCTGTAAAAGGCATATGTGGTTAACTCCATATTTACTGATTTGTTTTGGTGACTGTTCTGCTTCTATTGTTGCCCAGGTTCGACGGTTGAATCTAATGGTTGTTTCTTTTGTGGAGATTATCATTAGATTGTCACCAGTGTGGGGCACGGTATGTTGAAGCAATAGGGTTTTATTTTCCAGTCGTCTTCTAACTTTTCAAGTGTTACGTATCCAAGTTTCGGGATTAAAGATAAGCCTTTTCTAACGAGGTAGGGTGTGCGTGTTTGCCAACAGGGTGTTATTAAGCCAAATTGGTGGTTGAATTCTACAGCGCAGTAATAATGTGCGTGGCTCCGAATGATGCCTCGGTATTTATGGAGTTCTTTCTCGTTTAACAGTGCTGCAACTAATTCTTTTGCAAGCGGTGTGGTGCGGTATTGCCATGAAGCTGTTGATACGCCGACAGCGTGTGAGATGTGAAAGATGTCTTTTTGTCCTTGCGGCTGAAAATGCAGTTCGTGACCGTGCGCCGCTGCGTTGTTTTGTTTGGCGAATGCTGTGTCACAATTTAAGTTTTCTTTTGTGTGATATGGGGTTCCGTAGGTTACAAGTAGTTTACCGTAATCTATTTCTTTTATTAGTTCTGTGGCGGCTTCTATTTGTTCTTCTAAGTCGGTTGTCCATGCGTCTGAGCCTTCATTGAATCTTTGTACGCCATCTACGATGTCGCCGTTTACTATGGTGTAGTCGAAGTGGCTGCTTTTCGCCATTTTAAGCCATTGTTTATGGATGGCGTTTTGGATTTTGTTGTTTCGGTGGGTTCCAAAATTGTCGGGGGCTAAAGCATATTTTGAGCCGACGTGTAGGTCAGATAATAAAAGGATTTTTGTCATGTTTGTTTTCTCTCTTCCTTTATTTCTGTTATTTTCTGGTTGATTTCAAACGCTGCTAAACTGCAATGATTAATGTAGTCTTGATGTTTGAAGGGGCATTTACTGTTGCAAAAAACTTGGTAAATTTGATTTAGAAAAGTCATTATTGGTTCATATCCCTTAGTACTGATGAGGCGCTGTAATCGTTTGGTTTATGTTGTCTTTCTTTGGTGTTGGCTTGGCTGCACATGGTAAGCGAGTTGATGTGGATTTCGGGGAGGCGGCAGGATCCGTCTGGGTTGCGGTTGCGACATCGGAGAATGCGGCATTCTGAAACAACAGCACTCACAGTTGTGGCACCTCATCAAGTGATCTGAAAATAGTGAAACCAAGTTCTTGCGCAAGTTTAAACTCAGCAAGTACACCTTGACTATTCACTAAGTCAATTGGGTCAAGAATTAAGATAGCGTTACATTGTTTAAGCCACACTGTACTGTTTTCGAGATACCATTTTACAGGTAGGTTTTTTACTTTCATGGCAAGTAAGCAGTCAAGATGTGGAATGAAGGGGTAATGTCCTTTTTCTGTGATGGTTGCGCCTGCTTCTACTGCTCTACCAATGGATGCTAAGATTTCTATTACTGGTTCAGGGTATTTGCTGCAACTGTAGCGGTGGGCTACGTAGATTCGTAAGGGTTCAGTTTTTAGTTGAGGTTTTGCATCAGCAAAAAGTTCTTTCATGGGTAGTTTGCTCCGTCGTTTAGGTTTTGGTTGAAGTCCACAGATGTTTTTTTGCAGGTGTCGCGTTGGTCGCACATGATGCAGGGTTCCAGATAGTAGTCGCCGCGTAGGTAGGCTTCGCGGTGCAGTCGGTTGGCGAGGCAGCCGAAACCAGGCATAATCTTACCGGTTCCCATTTCTAAGGCTCCTGTTTAGCATGTTTGTAGCCGTGATTCATGGCTTCAACATAGAGGAAATGCAGTAGTTCTATGTCGTAGGTGTCTTGGTCTGGATTAGTTTTTTCTATGAGTTGACGGGTGTATTCCCAATGTTTCTCAGCGGATTCTCTAAAATTTTCTGCCATGTTATAGCTTCCTTTCTGGGCTTTTGTCACAGACAAATTTGGCGCGGCAGTTGTGGCAACTTAAGATGCCTTCTCTTAACCCAAAGTAGCAGGGTTGATTATTCACTGCAGACGAAAGAACTATAGATGAATATTCTACTTGTGTTTGACTCATAATTTATTCTCTCCAATAGATTTGGTTATTACTGGTTGATTAGCTGAAAAAAAGAGGAAATCTGAGAGTTGATTTCTCGGTTTAGACAATTCAAGATTGGTTTTTGCGGTTTCGTAGTATTCTGGTTTAAGTTCGATACCTACGTATTTACGGGTTAGTTTGAGTGCTTCTGTTCCTGTGCTGCCAATGCCGTTGAAGGGGTCAAGCACCAACTCGTTTGGAGCTGAATACATTCGTATGCATCTGCGGATAACTTGCAGGTTCATAGGGCAAATATGTTTTACGTCATCTTCGCCTTTAGTGCCTCTTACGTTGAGGGTATCTGATTCTTTGATGTCTGTCCAGACGCCGCATGCCCAATTTATCCATTCGTCTCGGGTTGGGCCTGAATTATCGTTTACTTTATCTGTTGTGTCGCCACATTTTTTAAAGGTGAGGATGTAATCGTTGAGTCCGGGTCGGCTGCCTAAACGGTTACTTTCTAACTGTGCAAAACTAAGTGATCGTACTTTTTCTTTGATGGCTTGCATCTGCGGGGATTTGGCGATGCACCATTCTCCAAAATAGATAAAGTTGTGGCTTTGGAATAAGCGGATAAGGTCGCCTCTGAAGTCGTGGAGTCCAATGTAGCCTTCCCGTGATTTGAGTACGGCTAACTGTGATAGGTGACAGCATACGATTCTGCCTTGTTTCATTATTCGTTCTAATTCTTTGAGGAAAAACTCAAAATGTAAGTAGAATTCGTTGTTGTCTCGGGTGTTGCCCATGTCAGCTGTGTGGTTGCTGTATGTGAATAGGTTGCTGAAGGGAGGCGAGAAAACGGCGAGATCTACGGTTTCAGGCTGCATAGTTTGCATAACTTTGACGTTGTCACCATTGAAAAGTTGCCAATCTCGGCCTTCTATATATGAGATTGACTGTTTTTCTGTGACGTTGTCGTTTAAATCATAGGGTAGGTTGAAGAAGCTGTTTAGGTTACATTGTAGATTTTTGATGTAGTCGCTTTCTTGTTTGTTGCTGTCGTATTCGAAGGTTTCTTTTTTCTTCATGACGTTGCTTAAAATATGTTTTTCCGCGTTGGTTACTGGTATATACACGGTGACTGGTTCGGTTGCTCCAAAACGGTGGCTTCGGCGTATGCATTGGTAGAATTGTTCATAACTATCTGTGAGTCCTGAGAAGATTTGGACTGTGACAAACGGTAAGTTAAGCCCGAATCCAAGAAGTTTAGGTTTAGATATTAAAACGTTGTATTTGCCGTTTTGGAAATCACTGATTATTTGCACTCTGTCTTCTTCATTGGTTGCGCCGCTGATCTGCGTGGTTTTCAACGATGTTGACTTGAAGGCTTCATGGTAGAGTTCTTGCTCGTAATTGTATGTTACCCAGATGACTGTTGGTTTATCGGGGTTTTTAGCGAGGATTTGCAATACTGTGTTTATTTTGAGGTTGCTTACTCTTTGGATAATTCCGTTGCTGTCTTTGTAGAATCCTTTGCTGAGCATAATTAAGAAGTGTTTTCGGTCCATTGATGTGCCATGTAGTTTGCCCAGTTGGTCTTTCTGTTGAGGTGTCCATTCTATCGAGACTGTTTCAAAGATTGGTTTAGGCAGATTTTGCAGATTGTTTTTGAATCCGTATTTGGCGGGGTCACGTAGAAAAATACTCCATGTTGAAAGGTACTGGTAGAATGCTTCTAAGCCGTGGGGTTTGATTTCCCATTGGTTTTCTTTGTTGACGAAAAACATGCTGTAGAATTCATTATTTGATCGGACATATTCTAGGAAGGTTGCGTGTGAAGCATATTCTTCGCGGTCGTTTGGTGCGGGTGTAGCTGAACATGCGAGTTTGTAGGGAATGCCTCGGGTTGATTCGATGATTGAGGTTCTTGTTTTTCCATCACCGTTTTTAAGTATGCTTGATTCGTCGAGTACAATGGCGGCTACGTTGCCATGTAAATCTATTGTTGAATGGAACTTTTCAAAGTTAGTAATTGCTATTTGTGACGTTCCAGTTAATGTCCATTCTTCAACGTTTTTGTTATGGATGTCTTCGATTGTTGATATACCATAAAAATTGAGTTCTTCAGCGATGGTTTGTTTCAACACCATTAACGGTGAAATAATCAAGATTTTCTTTCCCTGTAGGGAAGGTTGAATTCGTTTTATCCATGCGAGAAACATCGCTGTTTTTCCAAGGCCGCAATCTGCGAATATTGCGTATCTTTGGCGTTTACAGGCTTCGTTTAAAATGAATTGTTGATAATCGAATAGGTGTGATTCATTCTGGTTGGTTGTTGTTGTGTCGGTTGTTATGGTGTTTTGGTTGATTGTTATTACTCGGTTTTCGATGCGATATTGAGGTTCCAATTTAGCTTTTAAGTAGGCTTCGTAGTCGATGGTTGTCAATGCTGTGCAATCGATTGTTTGCGTCGTCATTGTGGATTTGCTCCTGCTGATTCGTTTGCGATTTGTCGGTTGAGTTTGTCGCCGCATTCCTGGCAAATATCATTCCAGTCGCTGCTATTTTGGTAGGTTACGTTATACGTTAGGGTTTGGGGCAGATGGCATTTTACACAGATGCCTCGGTGACAATCCTCGTTAGCAAGGGCGGTGACGGAAGCAACAGCTTTTTCCTTTGGTTTTTCTGTTAAATCTGGTATCATTTCATCTGGTATCATTTTTGGAATGATATTAGATGTAGGGGTATTTTCGGTTTCTAAGGTTGGTTTAGGCGTGTTTTCGCTACTATTATCATGTTGTCTGACGCACCGCACAGTGTTTGTAAACTGTTCTTCGGTTAATTCAATTGCTGAACCATCAATTTGCAACATGATGCGGTGCGTGGGGAGTGATGATGTTAGTAGTGTTTTCAGCCATTTTTCAAAGTCTAATTGGCAAAATACGTCTAAATCTAATATCATTTTATTTTTGATAATAGATGAGATGATAATAGATTCATCTGTAAGTTGCGCTTGGTTTTCGTCTTCTGAAACTGCTTGTAACGGATAATATGTTATTTCTCGACTGTCTTTTTGTACGCCTTCTCTTGCGTTTACCCATTCAATACTTGTTAATCTGTCAAGCCAACGTCTAATTGTTAAGTCTGAAACTTTTCTGTGGTTTTTGTTGTAGATGTCTGTTAATACTGCGACTGTGACGCCGTTTGTTTTTGGTCTTACACATTCATAGTAGAACGTTAAGATTTTTTGTTCAGTGCTGGTTTTTGTGGTTGCTGAGACGCTGTCGAATAGTGCTTTTGCATCTACGGCATCTTGGATTGTTGAGACAAGGTAATGTTCGTTGTCGATTGTTAAGATTGGTCGTTGAAATAGGTGAAAAGCTGTGAATGCCGGGACTAACTCGAGGAAATGGTTGAAGTCTCTCATATCTCGGACTTCGAGGCTTCTGAATTTTTGGTGTAGGTTTGGGAAGGGAACTATGATTTGTAGGTTTCCTTGTTTGATTAGGTCTCTGATTTTGCCGAGGTAGGTTTGCATTAGTTTTTTGGTGTAGCTTTCTTTTTTGTATAGGAAGGGGTAGGCGGATTTGTGGTTGCTGATTGTTTTTGATGCTTCTATTTTTGGTTGTGTGGTTGTGGGTGTTGCTGTTAAGGTTCGGGTTGCGAATTCGCTCATGAATTCGTTGTCTAAGCTGTTGAATATGCATGCGGGGAATCCTATGAGACGGGTTACGTGTACTTTGCCGTGGTCGTCTACGTATTTGTGGTCTATCCAGTCGTTGTCGTGGCTGAGTGTGGATTTTATCATTTTGAAGGTTTCGGGGTTGACTGATTCGAGGAAGGTGAAGATTTTGTTTGTTAAGGTTACTTGGTAATAACTGTCTTTGAGGCTTTCTTGATATTGTTTGTATGCGACGTTGTAATCGTCTATTGCTGAACGGTAGCATTCGTTGTCGTCGAAGTTATCTCGGCGTGGTTTTGACGGTGGGTCTGGTATTTCTTCGCCGTTTTTATCAAGTAAGACGCCGTTTTCGTGGCTGATTACTTTCGGGCTTTGGGACCCGATCATTTGTACGTCTTCAGGCGGGAGAAACTTTACAGTTTGTACAGTGCTGTATGTTTTGCCACTGCCTGATTCACATTTTAATGCGAGGTTGATTGGTGAGAGATACGCGGATATTCCTGTGTAGAAGTCGGCTTTGATTACGTGGTCGTCATGATAACTTACGGTTTTGTGTATTTCGTCTAAGAATATCTGTTCTATGTCTGGGTTAGCCGCGAGGGTTTGTAGGTCTTGTTGGAAGGTTTTGTCGGCGTCTTTTTGTGTTTGGTTGTTTTTTTGGAATCGTTCTAAATCCTTTTTTGTTTCTTCTTCTGTGAGTTGATTTATGGGTTTTTTGGTCGTAGCGGGTTTGGATTTCGTCTTCTGTGAGGAAGGGTTCTTTAATAACTTCTGGAATAACTGGTATTGTCTGCTCTGGAATTGTAGAAGTAATGGTGATCTCTCCTACTTTTTCGGTTTCTTCTTAGCAGTTTTAGGTTTGTTTACGGGGTTTTCTGGTGAATATCGTGTTTGTTTGTAGTCGCATAGCATCTGTCGTTTGGCGAGGTCAACCATAATGAAGACTTTAGTTTTTTCGCAGAAACCAACTACGGAATCTTTAGATTCCATGATGAAGCATTCTTTGCCAAAACATTGACCATGATAAACAACTTCTTTGTGTTGAAGTGGCTGCGGTTCTTCTATTTCTGTTATGGGTGTTAACTGCGGCTGGATATTCTGTTGCTTCAACATGTCAGCTTCGCCAACTTTCGTTTTAGGTAAGTGCGGTTTCTGCTAAGTTGCCTGTGTCGTTGTTTGCAGTTTTGGCAGAAGTGTTTTATGCCTTTGCCTTCTGTAACTGTAAACGGTTTGTGGCAGTCTTCGCATTGGTAAACTGTTTTGCTGTATACCTGTTTTTGCTTAATCATTAACGTCGCCTTTTTTCTGTGGGTTGGATGAATCTGTTTCTGGGTAGTTTAGGGGAAAACTGTAGAAAAGAAAAACAGGTCACTGTAGATCATTCCTTTTTGGTTGGCAGGCGTATCCGCATTCCCAGCATTCGTGTGACTGTGTATTGTGGTGATGTTGGATTAGGCAGAGATGACTTAGCCGATGTTCGAACCATTCGAGGAATCCAAGCAAACTCATTGTTGTGACGCTCCAAGTCTGTCGCGTATGGTGAAGGTGGGGCAGTATCCACGGCATCCATTAGCAAATAAGGGACATTGACTTCCAGAGCAGAAATTCTGGAATTCAGCGCTTTGGATTACGTCGTCAAGTTTCTGGGAGACAGTTAACTTTGGCATGTTATTTTGCTCCGTTCTGTGCTAACATTTGTAGTTGTATTTTGAGGGCGCAAAAGGCTGTGTTATCTGTGCATTTGTGGTTGTTGCGGTAGTAATCTTCACAGGTGTTTTTATATTCGCATACGCCATGCATCTTTCAGCGCTCCAGGAGTTTTGAGAAGATTTCTTTCACTGGTATTTCGACGGTGCTGTTTTGCCCAATCTGAACTTCAACCGCTAACGATTCTTTTGAACCGATAAAATGAAAACTTGTGGGTTTAACGTCGCGGACGTCGCCTCTTGAATCGAAACGGGTAATAATAGCAGACATAGTTTAGTCGTCTCCAAGTCGCGGAGCTAAAAAGAATTGTACGGTGGCTTCTTGGGTGACGAAATCCAGTTTGACGGGCATGTCTGTGGTGTATTCGAGGTTTACGATGTCGCTGATTTGTGCGCCTGCTTTGACGATTTCGACGAGGTAACTTAGGCTATAGCAGCTTTTTGCGGGTGTTTTGGTTTCAAGGGCGAGTAATCCGTCGTTGCCTTTTTCCATTTTGATGTCTGCGTTCATTAAGTCGCCTGATGCTGTGAACTGTAGGGTTTCTGTGTCGGCGTTGATGAACATGTGATCTGAAACAAGCTGGGCGTCTTCGATTGACTGTGTTAGGGCGTGGGTGACTAAGCTTGCTTTCACGTTGAATGTTATTTGTGGTACAGGTATATCTTCGCTTGAGGTTTCGAGTGTGGGTATAGTCCATTGTCGTTGCCAGGGGCCGTTGAAGGTTAATTGTAGTTTGCCGTCGGCGACTGTTTCGAGTGTGGCTTTGTCGTTTTTGCCTGCGCGTTTCAACAGTTTGAGGAGTTCGATCATGTTTACGCAGAGTTTCTGTGTGGCATCGACTTTGTACTCGGTGAACAATGTTTTGGGGTAAACAAGGTTTATCATGGCGACTCTGGATTGATCCATTAACCTGACTGAGATGCCTTCCTCTGATAGGTTAAGTGTGGCTTCGTCTGCGAGTACGTTGATGATTTGTGCGAAGTCTAAGAGGACTTTGGGGTTATCCACGCTGATTTTAAAAGTCATTTTTACTTTCTCCTTGTGCTTGTATGCGGTTCTTTTTTGTAGATGAAATAGGGATTATGTTTCTCGTTGCATCCTTCGCGGATTTGGCAGTTGTGACAACTATTAAATTTCAATATCAATGACATGTTTAGGCTCCTCGCTTGTTTGTGGGTACTCTGAAATGGCTGTCTTTTTGTGCGCTGATGTATTCACCGCCCATGCCTCTAACTGCACCTGCTACTTTTCCAAAGGTTTCTGAGCCAAGAAACGCAATAGGTTTGATGATTACGGTTTTGCCCTGATCTCTAATTTGAAAATCCAGTTTATCCGCGATTTCTTCGGGAAAAATCATTTTGATGTCTTCAAGATTTCTGACTTTGCCTGTTGGCGCTGGGGATGAACCATTAACGCCTGTTGGTTGTGGTTGCTGCGGTGTTTCCTTCGGTTTGGCGGCTGATTCGTTTGATGTGGGTCGTTTGGGTATGCCGATGTCGGGGAGTTTATCGACGATGTCCTGGGTTGCTTTGCAGAGGACTGTGAAGCCTTCTTTTAATGCGCCTATTTGCCCGAGTAATTCATCGATGTTTTGTATGGCAATATCAAGTTTTTGACTGTCAGTAAGTTGTGTGGTCATGCGATTCTCACGTCCGTTACGGTGTAGTTGTTATGTTCGGGATCGTCTTCTTTCATGGTTTTTGCTTTTTTCAAGGCTTGTTTGAATGCTTCTTCAAGTGTTGAAGCTGAGATTTTGGTTTTGTAATTTCTTTGTTGTGTGATTGTTTTTTGTTTGGTTGTTTCGTAGCTTATGGTTATTGAAAAAGACAATTCAGTTTTAGGTTTTTGTGTTGTTATAGTTTTATCTTTTGTTGCTGTGGTTGTTTGTGTCATGGTTTTGTCACCGTTGTTTTTTTGTTGAGTTCTTCAACCGCGTCAAACACGGATTCGATGTCTCTGTGTGAAAGTCGTGTTTTCTTTTGAACGTAAAGATAAATCAGTTCTTTGGGTAAGGGTACGCTTCTGAGTTGGTTGAGGGCATCTGCGATTTTGCCGAGGTTATCAGCCATAATTTCAGCGATACTAACAACGACGGGTGCAGTTTGGTTTTTAGGTTGATTATCCAATTTGTTTTCTCTCCATTCAATTCGGTTAATTTTCTGTTGTTTGTTGTTGCTCCAAAAAAAATTGGGGGTTGATTAGAGAATTCCTTTTTTGCCTATGCGTTTGGTCTTAACGGTTTTGCTGATATAGAGAACGCCGTTTTTTTGTGCGGTTGCGTAACCATAGACGCTTATGATTTGGGCTGAACCATAGACGCTTATGATTTGGGCTGAACCAGAGACGTATGTGATTTGGGCTGAACCATAGACGCTTATGATTTGGGCTGAACCAGAGACGTTTGTGATTTGGGCTGAACCAGAGACGCTTATGATTTGGGCTGAACCATAGACGTTTGTGATTTGGGCTGAACCAGAGACGTTTGTGATTTGGGCTGAACCAGAGACGTTTGTGATTTGGGCTGAACCATAGACGTATGTGATTTGGGCTGAACCATAGACGCTTATGATTTGGGCTGAACCAGAGACGTTTGTGATTTGGGCTGAACCAGAGACGTATGTGATTTGGGCTGAACCAGAGACGTTTGTGATTTGGGCTGAACCAGAGACGTTTGTGATTTGGGCTGAACCAGAGACGTTTGTGATTTGGGCTGAACCAGAGACGCTTACTATTTTTCCTGCACAGTAGAACATGTAGCCTTCTTTCAGTTCTTCTAATGTTTCGTCGGCGAGTAGTATCTGGGTTTTCGCTGATGTTTGCCATGCTTGCCATGCGGCGGCTTCGGCGTCTAACCTATTTTCTGTGTACCATGTTGGGACGGTTTTTTCGTTTTGGTCGATGCGTAGTGTCCAGTCGGTTTTGTTTCGGGTGATTTTGTCGAGGCGGTTGGGTGTTATTTCGATGCGGACGAATTCGGAGTTTACGTTGTCTCTGTCATATTTTTTGGTGACTACGGTGTTTTCAAGGATATCTTCATGTTTTTCGCTGTCGAGTAGATACCATGCTTTTACGTTGCCTTTTTGGACGCAGCATATTTTGCTGTCAGATTTTGGGGTGACGGATGCTTTGGTGATGCCGATGCTACAGTAATTGCACATTACTGCGTCGCCTCTATTGATGCTTCAGCAAGTTGTTTAGCTTGCTCTTTGTCTTTGCGGAGTTCTTCTAAAACTGGATTACCCGAAGCGTATTTGACGAGGATGCAGTTTTTCGAATAGATTTTGTCGGGCATCACTTGGTAGCCTTCTGCTAATCTTGCGTTGACGTCGGCGAGTGGTGAATCGATGAGGGCGACTATTTCGGGGTTAACAGTGATTTCTTGTGGGGCTTCACTGAAGTTTAGTGATCCGCAGTACGGGCAAACGTTTGATTCTGTACTTGATTGTTTTGACGGGTCTATGATTTCTATCAATGTTTTTTTTGCGGTGTACATGAAGGATTTACCGCATTTTTCTTCAAGACATAAAAATTTCATGTGTCTAAGTCTCCTATGGGCTGGGGTCAGCCACGTTGCCGAGACTCCAACATTTTTCACAGAGAACATTACCATTTTTTTCAGCGGGGTTTATTTGGGAAAGTTCCGTTGTGCTTCCACAACGAAGACAATTTTTGTTTGATTCCAATTTTTATATATCCTCTCCATTTTATTTTAAAGGTTATTTAGGATATATATCCAGAGTACATAGTATTAATAATTTGCGTATAAAAAACCTTTAAAGGATATTTAACCTGAAACAGTAATATTATGTTTAAAGCAATAAACTATATTAAACCCATAAAAAACAGTTAATATTGAAACAGTGAATTAAATGCCTGAACAGAAAAGAGTTACAATAACTAAGGAAGTTGCTGCTATCCTTGAAGATTATAAAAAAGAGAAAAGAGACGAATTATTATTGGAAGGCGTAACAGACGATACAGGATTAATCAAGAAACTTGTTTTAACTGGTTTAACTGATTGGTTGAAAGCGCATCCAGATATTCGCGACAAATACCTATTAAAATAATAACGTTCAAATCAAGTTCTTTTCCTTCAATTTGTTTATAATCTTCAAATAATGTCCATGTTTTTATTGATTCTTCCACCCAAACCCCTCAAGCCCGTACAGAAAGAACTCGTCTATAATAAAGAAAGCCAACAGTTGTATGTGAAAAAATTAGTGTTTATCTTTAAGTTTATACTTAGCTTTTGACACTTCTTTTTCAAGTTTATCTATTTCCTGTTGCATTACATCATTATTTATTTTAACTGTAATTTGTTTGTCATGTCTTTGAATCTGTTTTATTCTTTTTAGGTTTTCATCGTTTTTTAAGAATAAATCTACTGTTGTTTTCATTTCTGCAAAATCCTTTTTTAATGTTTCAATGTCTTGTTTAGAATCAGTATCTTCATTTTGTTTGTTGCTTAATTGTATGTAGGGATAAACCTGTTTCATTGCGGCGACACAGTTTTTTTTATGTTGTTCGTAGCCGCCATATTGATGCTCTATATCTCCTGTGTGCCCCATCAACGCTTCTTTTATTTTTGGGTTAATGTTAGCAGAGACTAATGCATCTTCAAAAGCGTCTCTTAGCGAAGTAGGTTTTAAGCCTTCAATCTCCGCGAGGTCAGAACGGTGTATGATGGTTGATACTGTTTCGCTGATGGCATCACTGTTTAAGGGGCCTTCTCTTCCAACAAACAACGGTGTATCCTCTTTGACTTTTACGCGGATATTAAGATAAACAGTCAATGCTTCAGTAATATCTGGGGTGGTGACGCCTCGCCATACTTCCCCTGTTTTAGATCGTGATTTCTCATAGTAACTCCAGGCGGATTTAGGTAAATCATTTGTGTATAGAGCTGCTACATCAACGGGTGATGGCCCGTTCTGATACATGAGTATGATGATTAGTTTGTCTCGGGCACAATCAGCCTTTTGAAGTAACTGTTTAACTTCGCTGTTTGATGGACTATATTTCTTGTGTTTGCGTGCTTTAGAAATATGCAGTTTATGCAGGTCGAGGCTAAGGCGTTTGCTGTTATTGCTGTAGAATCCTTGTATAATACCTTTCCAACCGCGTATGCCAAGACCCGCGTAGCCTTGTTTCTCCAACATCTTAAGATAAGTGGTGGTTTTGCGTTCGTAATATTCTGTTTGTGTCGCGTCTACGTTGATGATGTCTTGTTGCCGCTGTTTTATTACGGCGTCGGGGTCTTGCTGTAGATATATGAAGTAGTTTGGTAAGACGCCGAGGTAAGATTTTACTGTTTTGGGTTTGAGGGTTTCTGTGGCTCGTTGGAAACTTGGGTAGTTTTCTATTGGTTGCCCGAAGTGTTGGGTGAATTTGTCTCGGCTTTTGTTTTTGTATGCGCCTCTGACACCGTGTTTACGCATAAAAAAGGTTTAAGGATGCTGTAGATTTAAAAGTTTATGGGGTTGAAAGGGTATTCTACTGAAAGAACATTGTTACAGTGGGGATTTTGTGTTTGTTTGGAGAGTTTTTTAATCATGTTTTCTGCTTCATTTTTCATTATTTTAGAGTTCTATTCTTAGGAGTTTGCTTAGTGGTTTTTTGAAGCTGTATAGAATGAATCCAAATGATAATGCGAGAGTTAGATAAAGCGTAATCTGGGAGATTAAAGAACCATCGTAAAGAGATGTAAAGTTGTATATGGTGTATCCTAAAAAGTCAGTTATGAAATAATAGATGAAAAATATTAGAGATGCTAAACCAAAAATTAGTTTTATTGTTGTTGCTAAGTGGCTGTTCAAATGAGGCTTTACTATTAGGCTTGCTAACATATAGATTGCAAAAGTGAGAGGTAATGTTAAACCTAAAATAATTATAGCCATTGAGTATGGAAAATAATGGTTATAGTAAATTAAATAATTCAAAACAGAATATTTGTTTTGTAAAAATAACGCAAAGTTGAGAAGGCAGATTAGACTAACTATTATTTTTAGAATTGCTGTTTTAGTTATCATTTAAGATTCACCTTTTGTCGTGTTTCAGCTACCCGATCATAAATTGCTTTATGCACTTCATCGGGCTTATTCATCCTGAAAACAATACTTTGTTCCATGTTAATATTATCTTTAAAAGATAACGTTAAAAACAGTTCTTTCTTGCGGAATAGTAATCCACCAATCGGAGAAATAAGAACTCTGAGAGTACTGATTTTTTCACTTGGTAAACTTTCAACCTTCACAAGATCATCATAACGAATTAAAAAAGCAGGTTTACATACATATTGACGGGACAATGGAGCAATAGATGGGTAGATAGCTACGGTGTTTTCTTCAAGCTTTAACTGAACGTTGGTTTTCTGTAGAAAACTACTTACATTTTTTAGTTGGAAGTTGCCGCCGAAATATTCGCCTTCAAACTCTAAGACTTCATTGCTCATATTTCAACCTTCTCTAAAAAACCTGTTAATGCTTCTTCGATTACTTCTTTGATCTTTCCATAAGACATCAATGGATATTTTTTGTTAATGTATTGTCTGAGTTTTTCGTTTAGTTTGTCGTCTAAATCTATAACTATTTTTACCATATGGTTCTCCAATCTATTAAGAGTAGGTTTCTATATTTAACTCTTACTATAATTCCATAATGTTAATATAGAAGTATAGCATTATAGCTTTATTGTTAAAGAGTTGAACTGTTATGACCGCACAAATAATCTCAAGAAAAGAATTTAAAAAACATGTTTTGAGCACTCAAGACATGGAATCTTACGTTTTAAATGAAGATCACCGAATTGTAGAAATTACTTTCTATGATGGTCGAGTGCTCAAAATAACCGATGATTAATGGAGAGAATGAATATGGAATCTTTATCATCTGAAAAGAAAATTAGTTTGTTTAAGTCATGTGCCAACGTCAACGCCGTACGCGCTGATGATGGCTACGTTTACTGTTACCGCTTATTAGACTGGCGTAATCCAGTGAACTGCCGTTGCCAAACCGACGTACAAGCCTCGATGGAATGGTAAATTATGCAGAAATCTAAAGCTTTTAACGTTCCATTTGAAAATCAAGCAGAACGCGAACGCCTATTAGCTGTTGGCTCAAGAAACGGTTACAAAGTAGGCTTCACAGTTTCAAACGTTTTAGGCAAAAAATACGCTCATGTAACTTGGACGGTGCGAAAGTAATGGCGTCTATTATTGAATGTTCTAATTGTGGATCTGAGAACCGTATTCACGATCGCACCGTTACCCAGAAATGTATGTTCTGCGACACAGTTTTAAATGTTCCAATATCAGCAAGGATGTTTTAACAATGTCTACACTTGATAATTACGGCAACCAAATAGAAATGAATCAGTTACCCGTGATTCCAGTTGCCGATGAGAAACAAGATCAATCTAAACCTTATGTTGCAAAGGTGTTGTTGCAGTCGCCTCTTCATCTTGAGAAGATTTTGGAGTTGCATACGGTGGAGAAGCAAGCAGGCATCTTCCTAAAAGGCGTCGATCCCACAAAACGGTTTACGTTGATTTTAACGATTGTCGAGGACACGGCGAAGCCGCGGCTGTGGCAAACAACTGAGAAAACAGAAACAGAAGAGGTAGAAAAATAATGCCAGAATGTACTGAGTATATTTGGAATGATGATATGGATGAAGATGACTATAAACATCCTTGCCATTGCCCTAAATGCAAAGGGTTCTTGAAATGGGAAGATAAAGACGGCGAACACATCCCCATTTGTAACAAGTGCCATACACCTTTAGTTGTTATTCCAGATCAAGAATCCACTGAAGAATCTGAATGGGGTAAAATCTGCATTCTTAAACCGTTATCAGACGGAAATGGAGAGGATGTTCATGTCTAAGAATGATTTGGTTGATTTGCAAGAAGCCTATGACGCCAACGCCGCTTATCTGCGGGATTCTATGAAGCATGGTAAATGCGACGCTGTAGTGAAAGCGGAGATTAACTTGAAGATGCTTGATATAGAATTAGCTGTTGAACAAGAGGAATCTTAGATGCCGTTGCTTAGTAAAGAGGATTGGCAGAAACTTGATACTCTATTGAAGATGGTTGGGTTCGACGGTTACTTTAATTTACGCGACGGTTTAGTTGAGGTTCTCAGCTACATAAACCCCGAGTTAGCAGCGCGTGCAGCTCAAGAGAAAGATTTGACTGTTCTTATGGATTTGTTGTTGTCTGCGGGTCGACTGAAAAGTTATAAACCTGTTGAATCTGAGGGTTAACATTGACGTGTTGTTTTTGGAGTCGTTGCCTCTAACCTTTTTTCCTAAAGGATGCCCTTGAGGCATGTTAGGCAAAAAAGCTTTCTAAAGAATGCCATAGGCATAACCAAAAAAAACTGGTTAAGTTTGTATCAGCGCGAGGTCTTGTAGGGTATCTGTGATTTGTTTGATGACTAAAACATAAAAAAAGTTGGTTAAGTTGACGGTACTTTCTTTATGTTAACCTGTAACTCCATGATTTTATCGTTTTTAGCTTGGATTTCATCTAAGCAGGTTTTCAAGGTTTTGTTTAATTCTTCCATCATATCTGAGATGCGAAGGTTAAGTTTTCCTATGGCTTGTTGAATTGTTAAAGATAATTCAGGTTTAATTGTTTGTTGGTCTGGTTCACTTGTACTTGACATTTTGTCTCTCCATTATATTAGGTTTTTTTAGCAAGTTGACTGCGTAACTCTGCGATTTCCTGTTCTAACTCAGCGAGGCGTTTGTCGTGTCCATCATGTTTTAACGCGCTATATTTTGCGCATCCTAAGAGGAAACCGACGTCTCGGGCTGGATCTCGAAAACCGTTTTCGTCTAAGAGATGGGGTAAACTGTTTTCGACGTCTACCACTTCCACTTCCACAGATTCTTTTGTGGTTGGGTGAGTGACGGTTTCTGTTTTGGTTTTGTAGTTTTTGACAAGTGACAAATCGTCGAGTGCGTCGAAAGATGTGTTTGATGTGTGGTATTTGAGGTAGTTAGCCCAGACGCTTCCCCAGTAATAATTGGTTCCTGCTCCGTTGCCGCCGACGTTGCCGTCGTTGTTGGCGTAGGGGAAAAGGTTGTAGCCTGAATAATAAAGCCGTAAATTCTGGAATAGGTAGACGTCGCTGCCTGAGGCGCTGTTTATGTGATCTGTAAATATGGTGCTGACGTTTAATGCTCCAAGAGACCCTGCGTTGTTGTTGATGCTTAAGACATTGGGATTTGCTCGGCTTAGGTATACGTCGCCGTTCCACGCTATATAATTAGATAGCGACATTGTTATCATGCCGCTTACCTGTAGTGAGCCGCCGACTGTGATTGACGATGTGTTTCCGATAGGGTTTAATATGGATGTGAATACTGCGCCGCAGTCTATAGCGCCGAAGTATCCTGTGTAGTTGTGTCCTACGCCATACCAGAAGGGGCCCCCTGACGCGCCGACTGTTAACACATAGTTGTTGCTCCATATTATGTAGGCTGATTGGCCACCCTGGTTAAACTGGAGTCCGCCCGCTAACACTTGGTTTCCGTTAACGTAGAAGTCGCCGTTTGTAGCGATGCCATAGTTTGGTGTGCCACCTTGCCAACCGCCCGATGTCCAAGACATAAAATTGGCGTTGTTAGTATGAAATTTCAGGTGACAGTTATCTCCGATAAAAACGTCGTTGTTAAAGTAGAAGGGTAACCCGCCGTTTGACAGGAAATGTATGTAGCTGCTGTTTTGTGCGCCGATGGATACTGAACTGTAACTTGAAATTATTTTTAAGATGTTTCCTGTATCGTTGCTGAGGACACATCCGTTTAAGCTCAGGGGATTTGTTATGGTGCCGCCGTTCCAACTGGAAGGTGTGTAACTGCTCCAAACAGGATAGCCAGATGAGTTTATGGTGAGAAATTGCCCGTTTGCTCCTGCGTTGCTTGTACTGTCATAAATCTTTTTGGAACCTGACAGATGTAAGTCGCCGTTAAAATTGACGCTGCTATCATCATTAAACTGTGTACCAACCACTGAAACATAATGCAGTGAACCTATTGGATTAACATATTGAACAAAAACCGCGCCTAAATCTAACGCGCCAAAATAATAGTTATGTCCGTTAACGGTGTATTGATTTGTTGTCCATCCTGATGGTGAAGCGTCACAGAGTAATCCAAGAGTTAAGTTGTTTACCCAAATTAAATATGCCATGCCGCTTCCTGCACCGCTGATTAATGATGCTGGATTAAAAATGACTGCTCCTGCTGTCCATAATGAGTTTGGAGTGTAGAAGTCACCTGAGGACGCTATGCCATGTGTGCTTATGAAGCCTCCTGCTGTCGCGTTCCAATTTGTTAAGTTTGCTGTTGTGTCGCCGTTGAAGATTACATGGTTTACTTGGATGTCTGTAAATGTTGAAGTTATGCCTGCTGGCTTCCACTGTGGCAAATGCGTAGTTGGATCTATGGTTAACACGTAGTTGTCTGTGCCCGCATTGTTTGTGGAGTCATACAGTTTATGCCCTGATGAAGGGCCGTAGAGGCGTAAGTCGTCAAATAGGTAGATGCCGCCTGCCGACGCGCTAACGATGTGGTCACAAAATAGTAATGAAACATCTAATGCGCCGAGATCCCATGTGCCACTGTTAAATTTGCCTCCTGCCCCGACGTAGGCTTGTACTGCAAGAACCTGTTCGCTGTGTCCACTTATTACGACTTGGGCTAATCTTACGGTGGTAGCGTAGGTGTTGCCCCATTGGATAAATCCGTTTCTGCCATCACTGTTGTCAAGTACGAGGCCGCTGTACCCTGTCATTTGACTATTCATTGATATACCTGAGCAGTTTATGCAGCCGTCCACTATGAGTCCTTGCCCCGATATTTCTAAGCATGTTACTGTGTCGTAGATCCATGTACTGCCCCAAGCATAGTGTCCGTATGCGGGGTTGTTTTTGATTGTTTGCCTGTAGAGGTCGGGGTAACCGCCGCCGAAGTGGATGCCGTCGATTGTGATGTAACCTGAGAGGTCTATGGTTAAGCTGTTTGCTGTAAAAGCAGAGAGTATATCGGGTAAATCGCGGATTTGGCTGGAACTTATCATGTAGGGCATTTTATAGTATCTCCTTTTTATTTAGGTGGGGTTAATTAGTTGATAAGTATTTTCTAACGCTGATAGTCGGTCGTGTAGTTGGCGTATGATGCCGAGGTCGCCGTATCGGTTGTAGCTCCATTGGTCGAGGTCGATTTGCATGTTTATTGGTACTAAGCTTAAATCGACTACGTGGCTGAATCCTGTGTTTTCTACGTTTCTTTCGATGGTGTGTGTGATTTCCATTATGCGCCAACTGTTGGAGCCGTTTAAGCTGAGGTTGAGTCCTGGATACCACATCCACACACCATTTATGAGGCCTGCGCGTCCATCCGCGCGTAGTCTACAGGTGCTTAACGGTACATTAGCATCGTACAAGCCGTTAGCGTTTAACACTGGATTGCTTCGTTGGTTGGCGACGGTTTCAACGTAGTTGTTGAGGTCTTGTTGAAAGGTTATGTTTGTTTTGGTAACGGGGTATTGTCGTGCTTTGATTGTTGTAGGATTAAAGCTTCTTCCACATAACTGGCATGGTACGGGTTTACCATTAGCGAATTCGGTGCCGCTGTGATCTGCTACTGCATGCAGGGGTATTTGACTAATCATTAACGCATCAAACAATACGTAGTCAATATGTGAAGAATTGAAGGTGGTTCCATAATTGTTGCCTGTTCCAAACGTAACAGGGTTAGCTCCAGATAGAAACGTTATCTTCGTGATTTCCCAGTTAAATCCAGTGTTGCCTAACGCTGGACTCCAGTAGCTGTAGAACCATTTATCAAGTGACAACATATATCCTGGTAGTTGCGTGCCTTTTCCTGTAGTTGTGCTCCAAATCTGCGCTTCAGTTGTGATGCTCCATCCTACTGAAACCTCAAAGGTTAACCATTGGTTATAACGGTATGTTCCTCCAAACCAGTAGGTTATGACGTTGCCGATGCTATCTTGCAGCATGATGCCTGGACGTTGAACCTGTGTATGATACCCAGCGTTTTGTGTTGGAAACTCATTAGGCGGTGTACCTGCACCATCATGGATGAAAAGGCACCATTTTATCTGTCCTAAACTAATTGTTTCCAATGGTAAATACCAGTTAAACTGATTAGGAAAAGTTAGGCCCCACGCAATTGATTGGGTTACGTCTTGATAGTTATTAACGATTTTTATGCTGCAGACGCCTGCTTGCGGCAGATCCCATGTTACTATTTTGGTGGAGTCAGCATATCCAAGTGATACCCATAGGTAACCTGTAGATCCATAGAGGTACTCGTAAATCTGGTTATTTTGGTCGCTACGTATAAAATATGTTCCGACTGTGGGGCTACTTGGGAAACTTGTTCCTGACGCTGTGTTATATGGTATCCAGATGTTGTTGTTGGTGATGACTTGGCCGCCTGCATAATTTGTGATGCCTGCTTGTACACAGTTCATTTGTGGATTCCAAATTCCGTTGGTGCCGCCTAATGTTCCTGCGAGGTCTGTCCATGAATCATTAATGATGCTTGAGCCATAACCGATGATTACGTTTTTTACTTCGGTTCCGTCGGCAGGCTGATAATGTACGGGGCCTATGATGTTGTTTCGGCTGTTGTCGTTTTGGATTGAAACTGTGATGTTGTCATGTTCATAATCGTTGTCGCCTACAATTACGGTGGCAGTGTAGATGCCGTTTGCGATGTCAACAAGAAAAATATGTGAGGGTTGCCCAAATACAAAGTCTCTTTCTATATTGTTTGGTGATCCTCTGTCGCGGCTGTCTAATCCTGTTGTGTCTGTCCAACCGTAGCCTAAACCTGCTGAGTAAACTGTGGATTCTGTAATTTTTGTGTAGCCAGATTGTACAGGTGAAGTTGAGGTTCCAAAATCAAACAGATATGTTCCTATGGTTAAACCATTTATTACCCAGTAAGGGTTTACTCCGCCGTTTTGGGAGATTGTTAATTTGAATTGTCCATTGGTGATGTAGACTGTGAAGGTTAAGGCTTGGAAGGTTCCTGCGGTAACGCTTACAGTGTTTGATAGGTAGGTGTCTTGTTCCCAAAGTTGTATGCCGCTTGAGACTTGTCCCGCGGGGAAACAATGAAACATTTTTGAGGGGTCGGTGTACATATCCCAATTGACTGAAGCATATAGTCGTTTCAACACGTCTGATAGGTAGCTTCTTCCCTGCGAATCGTAGAGGGCTTGGGTATTGTAGCTTTGCGGTGTATACCCTATGTTTGTGTAGGGATACAGTGTAGATGAACCGGGGTTAGGTATAGCGGGAGTTAACGGGTTGCCATAGGCATCTACAATCGGAGATGTACCATACGTTAACAAATTAGAAGTTAAGTTAACAACGGTGTCTTGGTCGCTGCCCCACACCGTTTTGTTTTGGAGATCTTGACCGTAATCTCTGCCTTTCACCTGCAACGTCAATACGTTTTTGCTGTTGTGTTCCTGCGTGTTAATGAAGTCTGCTATGTCGGTGTAGCCTCCGAAAAACGGGTACTGTGATCCGCCGAAAGATGCACCTAAGTTTACTGCTATAACTGAATCCACGGGAAAAGAAGATGTTGTTAACCCGAGATCTTGATTATACAGGTCAATGGTGAAGTCTCCGACGCCCTGTAAAGATCGGCGGGTCACAACAAGTTTCTGCACCCGATTAGAAACATCAATAGAATTTATGGTTGCATAGAGTAATGAAGAGGTCATTAGCCTTGCACTCCTAATCCTCTGTAGATTTGTCGGTAACTTTGCTGTCTGTCTTGATCCCAAATGCCAATTTGTTTTTTAACAGCTGCTTGTATTTCGCGGTCAAACATGATTTTAAGTAACTTTTCAATTTGTGGAATTATAATAAAGAATGCAAGTTGTGTAGCTATTGCCGCGCCGCCGCCCGCTGCAAACGATGCTAACCCTGGAATTCCTTCTTGCTCTGCTATTTGACCGCCCAGTTTAAGTCCTGTTCGTGTACCAAGTCGTGCCGCCGCCATTGGTGAACGGAAAGCCCAGAGTTGCCTCATTATTTGTGCTTCGCTTTTTCCAGCGAAAATATTTATTTTCTGGGCTATTTGAGAATCAACTTTAGGCATGATGCCCTGCTCTACATTTTCTTCCAACGTTAAGGTTCCCTGTGTGTTGCTGCCGATGGGTTGTCCTAAAACTGGGGGTTTTGTTGGTTCGGCTGAAGCTGCTGAGGCTGCTGAAGCACCAGAGAAGGGATATGGCTTGTTTTCCTGTATCAACTGCTCTGATTCGGTTGGCGGTGTATACCCACTATGTTTATCAAGAATATTGAATTTAAAAACAGTCTGCGCTGTTTTAGGCTCAGTTAACGGTTTAGAAATTATTTTTTTACCTGAAACATCTATTTGTTGATTTTCAACAGTTTCTTTATCTTGTTGAGCATTCTGTTCTTGCTGCTTCATCAGTTGTTGAGCCCTGATTTCATAGGGATTCTGTTCTTCATTGAAGGCTCTGTGATGGTTGCGTAACGCATTAACTTTATCTTTGATGTCGCCGTCCATTTCTACTGGTTCTCCGTTTTCTGAGCCTTCCTCTTCAATCATGTAACCTGAAACTGGAAACAAGGTACAACGGCAATTTTTATCGCGAGGTTCATGTATGTTGGCTTTTAATGTGCCGTCGCCGTTCTCTGTTGCATTCGGAAAAAACAATGGAATCTCACTATACTTAACCGTCGCAAAATCCCACGGCAAACAAAGTTCACAGACAGGAGTTAAGCAGATGTCGCAGACACGCAACTCATAAACTGGTTCAGATTCTTGTGCGGCTTGTAGAGATTCCTCTTCACTGTTGAAGTAATCGTTTAGCTTGTCAGTTGGAACCTCGTTGAAACTCAAGAAGCATCACTGTAAAATTCGGATTAAAAAAACTGTTTAAAAAGAAAAGATTATGCTGAAGGAGTTATGCTGTCGCATTTGAAACTGTACAAAGTTAAAACTTCTTTGCCGGTTGGATCTATAGTCATTGTTGCTTTTCCTGGCATAACGTTTTTGCATGTGAATGTTACTGGTGAACCATTACTTGTTGCTGTTACTATGAAGACTCCTGTTGCTGGCGAAGTTGTGTTGATTAATACGTTGTCTCCACCAGGCACTATGAAAGGAGTACTCTGCGTTGATACCACTGCT